TTTATAGTCACCGTATAACGCCCCTCAAGGACGTTTTTAGCGCTTATCTTCCCGGCCTGGTCAATTATACCCCCGGCATTATCAACCTTGTACATGATCGTTTTAGGCTGGTTTTCAAGCCTTTTAATTTTGCCTTCAAGCTGGACCACTGACCAAGTAGCCATAAGGACCATAAAGGCCCATGGGAAGAATAGGATAAAAAGGATATTTTCTTTATTCTTCATCTTTCCCCTTTCTATTCGCCCTAAAAGCTACGATACAAGCCCACGATAGGCCCAGCGCCCACACAAGAATAAATAACAAACATAAGAAATTATGCAGATCCATCTTGAATTACCCCGCTATCTAGTTTAGTTAAAAGGCTGTAAAGCTGATCCATAGTGTGAACGTATATAAAATTACCTTGGTAGTGAATTTGGTTAAAGTTAAAAACTGTACCACTCATTAGGTGCGCTTCAAAACCTGAGTTATTCACGCCCTGAAATTTAAAAATAGATTTAATATTATTAGTATTGATAATAAAATTATTTTTAATTTGATCATTTTCTAACATTCTCAAATACACAAGCGCCATGATTATTCCCCCTTAATTCGGAACCCTACAAAATTCTGACCATATTCAGGGTTTTCATAAATGTTCCCGATAATTTCAGCTTTATGAAGAATATCTGTTTCATAAGGTGAAATACAATCCGGATCCATGACGTTCAAACATTCCAAGTAAAAGCCGTTACCTGTCAAAACATCTTTACCAGCATTGCCATAGTAGCGGTATTGCCCAAAACGTACAATGGCTTTAATGAAATCAATCTGAAGAATATCCCCTTCAAAGATTTCTTTTCCGGTTTTGTCTTTAGTATTTGTGGAAAGCATAAGCTCAATTTTTTCCGCCCCACGTAAGAACGTGATACCATTTCCAATGGATTCAAATTCCCCACAATTAAAATTAATTTCATCAGCAAAATATTTTTCTTTGTCAACCTTATCCCATGCTCTAAATTTTGGAATCATTCTTTCACTTCCTTTTCTACATCGTTTTCTACATCGTTTTGGAAATAATCTTTGAGTTTCTCCAAAGCAAATTTTTGTCCTTCTTTTATAAATTCCAGATAATCTTCATCCGATAATATCATTCTTTCACTTCCTTTACTTCAATTCCCGGACAATTAAACACCCAATCAAAACCGGAACTTTCTAATTCTTTTTTCGTGTGGTATGTTTTTCTTTCTTTGGAAAATTCTTCAGCCCCAAGATACCAATTTTTAACAACCCTATCATATTTTAGGTAGTTTGTTTCTTTGCGAATATTTTTAAATCTAATCGCGTACCGCTTTTCCTGTTCGATTTCATACCCATCCAACCAAGCGTGGGCGATAACATCCATGTTCCCTTGTGTGTAAAACCATTCGGAAATCTCAGAAGTATCTAGCTCATTAGCTATATTTAGAAAAACATCTTCTAGGTCCCAATCACTTGCCTGTGCGTATTCAATACGTTCCGCGACAAATTTAGGAATTTTTACTTTCTGTGGTTCGTCTAGTTGCTTCAGATTTTCCAAGATATCAGGAATAGATACCCACATTTCAAGATTACGTTTCATATATACATATTTTTTAATTAATTCTTGTTTATTCATTTTCCAAATCCTGTTCCTTTACAAAACTACCATTAACCCAGCGCCCTTTTCTGTCTTTGATTTCTTCATAGGCAAGGCTAAAACATTCCACAAAATCATACCCTAATTCCTTACAAATCAAATCCAAGTAAAGGATAATATTTGAAAGGTTGTATTTAATAGTGTTTTCAATTCCCAAATCTTGCGCAACTTTAGCCTGAAAGGCGCTATCTGCCATCATCCAAATCCAAGCCTGAACCCCGCCAAAATCGGGTAAGTAATCTTCTTTACGGTCAAAAAAGATAAATTCAGGACTTACGCCGGCCATCATAGCATAACCAATCACCACTACGGCCACATCACCGATTGAATCCTTAATAACATCTTCTTTGTTTTTAAGGTAGCCTGAAACCAGCTCCCCCATTTCTTCAATCAGTTTCAAGCCTTGCTTATTAACGTCCCCTTGTTCAATACCACGGGCGATAAACCACATCTTAGTAGCAAACAAAAGATCACTTACTTTCTTACTCATTCGCATTTTTTAAATCCTCTTTTAAAGTTTTAATTCTTTTTCTGATCCATTCTTTCCGTTACTGGATCGCCGTTCTAGGGAAGAAATTTCTTAACCGTTGAAAATGTTCTTCATCATCTAGTAAATCTTGATATTTCTGAATTGTATCTTCAATTAGTTCCCGTTTCATTCTTCCCTTTCTCCAAATACTCAATTAACCAACCCAAATATTTTTGGGCTTTTTTTAAATCTTCCAAGCCATTTTTCTTTGAATGTCGTAAAACATACTTCACGACATTTCCGAAAAAGAACCCTTCAGCATATTCCGGACATGGCGCAAAATTTTTGATCACGTCAATTACTTCCATTCCGTTTTTTCCTTTGTAATGGTCCGGCTCATTAATCAAATCTTTCTCCACAAGTTCAGTCAAAACTTGCTCAAAACTCTTTTCTTTTTCCATATTTATCCTTTCAAAAAGTTTGTGAAATTTTCCCGGTTACCGGGTTACCGTATTTTTAAAACTTTTTTAATTTTATTTTTAACAAACGTTGATATAATAGGCTTTCTTATTATTTATAAATATTTTTATACTTTTTTTATAAAATACGGTAACTCGGTAACTTTTATATAATTAGTACTAATAAAGTCAGTAATACCAAGGGTTTTCACGGTTACCGTAAGGTTACCGATCTCCCAAAAAGTTACCGATCTCCACCCCAAAAGTTACCGAAAGTTACCGTAGGTTACCGATCGGTTACCGTAATTTTTCTTCACAAAGTTATAATATTTTAGTTAATTTTAACAAAACCTTTTATAGTTTTTCCGTTTGCTTTATAAGCTTTTTTCTCCCAATTCGGGAGATGGTCAATAATTAAATTGATCTTTGCGGAAAGCTTCCGATCATTTGAATTTTTCATAAACAAGTTGTACATAATTTCACGGGTTGAAACTCTTTTGAGTTCTTCCGTCCCAAATTCGATTTCTGAAGAATTGTCAAACCATGAAGCGGTGTATTGGCGTTGTCTTTGTGCCGTCATACGTTCCCAATGTGAAGGAATAGGCATTTCAAGATAATCCATTACCTGAATTTCAACTTCATCCCGGTACATGAATGTTTCCCGGTACGTTTCAAGTTCCGCTTCAGTTTCCGCGTCAAATTTTAATTCAAAGCCTTCTTTAAAGATTGAAACGGCTTCCCCCCAGATCTGATCTATGGTATTTTGTTCAATTTCCATAGGGTGTTTTTTTTGTTTAGCACCATCAACTAGCACGGGGAGAAAGCGCCGTTCACCGGTCTTGTCCTTCAGGTATTCCCTTTGGTTTGTGGTCCGGGCCAAAATAAAGTTTTTGGCAAATTCTTCCGTTTTGGACATATAAGGCCGGCGGTAACGTAAGCTAGTTTTTGAAATAAAAGCTTTGGTTTCCGCGAATGACATCCGGTTACTTGCCACCATTTCATCATCATTAACAATTAGGCTTTTTAACATAATGTCAAAATTATCCTTATTGTTGAAGTCGGTCACGGCGTCGGTGTACCAAGGCCCACCAATTTTCTGAAGTAGGGACGTTTTACCCACGCCCTGACCGCCTACCAAGTCTAAAACATAATCAAACTTGGTAAAGGGTTCATAGACTTTGGCCACGGCTCCGACTAGCCACATTTCCGCTATTTTGGAAATCAAGGGGGTATCTTCAGCGCCTAGGTAGTGCTGAAACATTTTCCCGATCCGTTCCCGGCCGTCCCACTCCTTGGCCACGCGCTCCATGTATTCCATTACCGGATTGTAAGACCGTTCAGAAAAGAAGGTTTCAAGGCCGGCTTTCATGGCGTTTGGCGAATAAACAACCCCTAAATTATTTTCAAAATAAACTGTCAGGACGCTGACAAAACTAGCGGGCAATTCCCCAGCTTGAAACGTGGTATTTCCTAACCGGATTTCTTGCGTAAGTTCATATTCTTGAGAGAAATCATTCCGCCTTAGATATTGCCCTAGCTGTTCATCTGCTTTAAGGGACATTACCACATTAGCCGGGCTGGTGCTTTTTATGTCACCGCCGGCGGTTAAAACTAATTTAGGGTTTTTGTCTATGCTTATTACATTACCAATCTCTCTCACCCCCTTCTATCTTTCTTGATCATACTTTCAACCGTCCGCCTTACCTCAATATCAGGTAAAGGGTTTATACTGTTTCCGTTTGCGATTTCTGCAAGTTTTAAAACATATTCTTCATCCACGGCCCGGAAAAGTAAACCGCCTACAAACTTCGCTAGTTTGTCATTGCGTCCGCCTTCATCCCCAAAACCTACCGCGATAGTTTCAAATAAATCCGTTGTTTGGTTTTTCTCCCGGTATAGACTTCTTTCTTTCAGGTCTTTCAGGCCTTCAGATTTATACCCGTGTGTTTCTTGGTAGGTCTTCTTCAGGGCTTGGATCAGCTCTTTAGAAGGTGTTACCATTGTCCCGCCTTCACTTGACTTTTCTAGGTCCCATTCATACTGACCCTTTTCAGTCGCGGAAGGTGCTACCAAAACATAATTATTTTCATGTGCTTTTATATCCACGCCGGGGAGAAAGCCGATCATTTGAGTGATTGGGCTATCTTCCCTTTTGAAGTAGAATAAATGCTTCCCACCGCTTGCGGTTTTGGCTTGTAAGGTCGGTTCAATTAGGTTTAAATATTTCCAGCGTTTGAGTGATTCAAACCCGTTTTCTTTTCCATGCTTATCAATATCAATTACGAAAAAGTTAGTAGTTTTTAAGGCTATGTTAGCGCTTGGGTGCTGGTCCCAAAATTCCGCTATTTCTTCCGCTGTCATTTTGGGCTTGTCCGCAAACTCTATCATGGGCCTTTTATTTTTAGGGTTGATAGGAATGACGGCAAAGCCTAACTTTTGATATTGTAAAGCGTAGTGCTTCATGCTAGCCATTCCTATTTACTCCTAAATGTTAGAATGGTAGATCATCATCATTTACTTCTACGGCGCTTGTATTTGGTAGGCCTTCAGCTTCATCAAGATCATAGTTGCGGTAAGTTTTACCCTTGCTTTCTGATTCAATGATTACCAAAGTATAGTAGGTTCCTACCGCTTTACGGTTAAGGGCTTCTTCAAGGGCCTTGCCATCATCAAAATCAGCTTTTAGGGGTGCGTCGTCTGCAAAGGCCAAGGCTTTTTGGAAAAACTTGATTGTACGTTGTACTGACCAGCCGATATCTTTCCCGTTCCAAGTGTCCAAGGTACCGAATGAAACATATTCAGTCCGGCCATCATAATCACCCCCGCGGATTTCAAAGCGATATTGTAGGCTTTCCCATC